TGCAGAATCATTAATGACGATGAAGTAATAGCAACCATACTTGATCCTAATGACATTCTTGCAATTTAGGGAACAATATGGAAGAAGCAATAAAACAAGAGGAAGTACAAGAAGAAGCAGTTGTTGATGAGGGAGAAGTTATTGAACTTGATGAAGAGGTAACTGAAGAACCAGAAGCACCAACAGAAACTGAGCCAGTTGAAGAAGCCGAGGTAGAACAACCTGCTGAAGCACAAGAAGAAGAACTTACAGATTATAGTGATAAAGTTCAAAAACGTATCAACACGCTAACTCGTAAATTACGAGAAGCAGAGCGTGGCCAAGATTATGCAGCTAAGTATGCACAAGAAATGCAAAGGCAAAACCAAGCTTTGCAACAACAAGCTCAAACGTTGCAACAATCTACATACTCAGAATCTCAAAACAGATTGACGGCACAAAAAGCGCAAGCTTTAGAGGCCTTAAAACAAGCACACGAAAGCTCTGACTTTGATAAAGTTGCAAAGGCCCAAGAAGTGCTGTCGCAAATAGCTGTGCAAGAAAGTAACGTTGAACAAAACTTAGCAGCTATAAAGGCACAACAAGAACAAGCTCAAGCACAACCTCAACAACCTGTTCAGCCACAGCAATCTGGTATACATCCGACTACAGAAGCTTGGATTAATAACAACAGGTGGTTTTTAGAGGATGAAGATATGTATAACAGCGCACAAGTTATTGACAGAGAGCTTGTTAGTGAAGGTTATGTTGAAGGTTCAGATGAATACTTTGCTGAAGTAGATAAAAGAATTAGGGTAAAACATCCTGACAAATTTGATGACGTAGCGGTAAAACCGAGACCTCAACAAAAGGTAGCTTCGGCTAACAGGTCTGTAGGGAAAGCTGGTAAGAAACAAGTAAAGTTGTCTCCTAGCGAAGTAGCTATGGCAAAAAAATTAAACGTACCTTTGAAAGAGTACGCAAAATATGTTAAAAGGTAATAAATATGACAGATAATACTGACAAACAAAACAGAACTTCTCGTTCTGCCGACACTCGAGCTAGTAATGAAGCTCGCAAACCTTGGAGCCCACCATCAATGTTGGACACTCCTCCTGCGCCTGAAGGTTATACTTACAGGTGGATACGTGCCGAACTCGTAGGTGCGGAAGATAAAAAAAATGTAACATCAAGAATGCGTGAAGGTTTTGACCTAGTGCGTTCTGAAGAGTTACCAGACTTTGAACTTCCTACCATAGATAACGGTAAACATGCAGGTGTAGTATCAGTTGGTGGTTTGCTATTGGCTAAGATTCCTAATGAAACACGGGAAGAGAGAAACTCCTACTTTCAAAACCGTGCATCAACACAGCAAGAAGCCGTTGATAATGATCTTCTAAGAGAATCAGATCCAAACTCTCCGATTTTAAATCCAGAGAGAAAAAGCAAAGTAACTTTTGGCGGTGGTCAACGAAGTTGATCGCTAAATATACATTTTAAATATATAGGTGATTTATTATGGCAAATAAGAATGCCCCATTTGGTGCAAGACTTGTTGGCGCACTTGGTTCAGGACCTACCTCTAACGGTACCACTGAATACGAGATTGCTTCAGGTGCATCCGGGAACATTTTTTCAGGCGACCTAGTAAAAATGACCAATGCTGGTACTATTTTAGTAGCTGCTGCTGGTGATGAAGCATTAGGTGTGTTTAGAGGCTGTAAGTTTACAAACTCTTCAGGAGAAGTTGTTTTTAGCTCACATTACCCCGATGGCACAGTTTCGTCTGATATTGTTGCATTCGTGCATGATGACCCACACGCTGTATTTGAGATTCAAAGTGCAGGTTCTCCAGCTCAAACTGATGTCGGTTTGAACGCTGATATATCCTATACATCTGGCTCTACCAAAACTGGTATGTCAGCTATGGAATTATCAGGAACAACAGCCGCAACTACTGCGACTTTTAGAATTATGGGCTTTAGTACAGATCCAGATAACAGCACAACAGGTTCAGCAAACGTGAATGTAATAGTCAAGTTTAATGAGCACTTCTATATCGACCCAACAGGAGTATAAATAAATGGCAATAAATAGAGCGCAATTAGCGAAAGAATTAGAGCCTGGTTTGAACGCCTTATTCGGTATGGAATATTCTCGTTACGAGGCTCAACATTTAGAGATTTACGAAAGTGAATCTTCAGATAGAGCATTTGAAGAAGAAACTCTAATCGTAGGGTTTGGTAATGCTGAAGTAAAAGCAGAAGGTAGCGGAGTCAGATTTGATAACGCTAACGAAGGCTACACTTCACGTTATACCCACGAGACAGTGGCTTTAGCTTTTGCTCTTACAGAAGAGGCAATTGAGGATAATCTTTATGACAGACTTGGCGCAAGATATACCAAAGCACTAGCTAGATCTATGGCAAATACAAAGCAAATCAAAGCAGCAGCGGTACTAAACAATGCGTTTAGCGTCACTGGTGGCGATGGTAAAACTTTGATTGCAACAGATCATCCATTAGGCGGCGGTGGCTCACTAGCAAACAGAGCAACAACTATGGCTGACTTAAATGAGACATCTCTTGAAGATAATCTTATTAGTATTTCTACATTTACAGATGATAGAGGTCTTAATATAGCGCTTCAGGGAATGAAACTTATTGTTCCACCACAGTTGGTATTTGTTGCAGATAGACTACTTAACTCTCCAGGTAGAGTTGGTACTTCAGATAACGACATCAACGCTGTAAACAACATGGGAATGTTGCCACAGGGTTATGTAGTTAATAACTATCTAACAGATACAGATGCTTATTTCATTAAAACCGACTGTCCTGACGGCTTTAAGTATTTTGAAAGATCTCCAATGCAAACTGCATTAGAAGGTGATTTCGATACCGGTAACATGAGATATAAAGCTAGAGAGAGATATTCATTCGGATACTCAAACTTTAGAGCCGTATTCGGTTCTCAAGGTGCTTAATAGGAACGATTTATTGTAGCGTTTCTTACTCAACTACAATTTTCTAAGGGAGCTTCGGCTCCCTTTTTTGTTGCTAAGGTCATTAATAAGGTATAGAATTTAAGAGGTTATAAAATTAATTAGCTTGATGAGGGCCGCAAGGTTTCCATTAATACAATTTACAGGAGTTCATAATGGCTAATCCACATTTTCAAAACTTAATACTATGGGCGGGTAACACTGTTGCTACTGAGCACAAGAAAAACCAGCCTATGTTTGCACCATATCCGTCAGATCAGACGTTTTATATGTATCACAATGACTTTTTTACGTATAACTCTGGCGATTGGACAATTACAACTACAGAGGCCGGTACAGGAAGTGCATCTGAAGCTGTAACTTCATCAGCGGGTGGAGCTTTATTGCTTACTAATGCTGCTGGAGATAACGACTTAGACTTTTTACAATTAAAAGGCGAAGGTTTTAAACTTAGCACAAGTAAAAAAGCTTACTTTTCAGCTAGATTTAAAGTGAATGACGTTGATCAATCAGACTTTGTAATGGGTCTTGGTATTACTGATACAACACCACTTGATACAACAGACGGTGTATTTTTTATCTCAGCAGATGGAGATGCAGGTCTAGATTTCTTAGTTGAAAAAGATAATACGGCTACTACTACTGAAGATGTAGCAACTATGGCTGATGATACTTTTATTACAACTACTTGGTTTATTGACCCAGATGCCTCTAAAGTTTTCTACTCAATAGATAATGCTGCTCCAGTTGGTGTTGCAATCACAAACCTACCTGATGATGAGGAACTAACCGTATCATTTGGTATTCAAAACGGTGAGGCTTCAGCACAAACTATGACTATTGACTACGTTGTAGCAGCAGTCGAAAGATAGGAGTAAACAATGGCAGATACAGTAACTTCACAAACTATCCAAGATGGTGAGAGAGTCGCAGTATTAAAGTTTACTAATGTATCAGATGGCACAGGTGAATCAGCAGTAAAAAAGGTTGATGTTTCAGCATTAAATGCTAATAAAGCTGGTGAATCTTGTACCAGTGTTTCAATAGCTCGTATTTATTGGGCTTGTGTTGGTATGAGGGTAAACATTGAGTTTGATGCTACTACTAATGTTTTAGCTATGCCATTACCAGCAGATAGTACAGGAGATGAATATTATGATTTGTTTTCTGGTATACCTAATAATGCAGGCTCAGGCGTGACTGGAGATATAGACTTTACTACAGTTGGACACTCTAGCGGTGATGCTTATTCTATTATTTTAGTTTTAAATAAAAATTATTAATGAATGGCAGAATATCAAGGAAAAACTGTAACACTTAACAGACCTAGGCCTCTTCGTAAGGGAGAGGTCGGGTATGGAAAAAAAAGAAAGGTAGTTTTTGTTAAAAATCCGGCTAGCGGAAAAATAAAAAAAATTACTTTTGGTGATGCAAAATTAGGGATGCATAAAAATGATCCTAAAAGAAAAAGGTCATACTGTAAACGTAGTGAGAAACTAGGTAATGACAGGATGAAAGCAAATTATTGGGCAAGAAGGGACTGGAACTGTTGAGCTATCATTACACTAAAGAATTAGATAAATTAATAAAAGGTCTTGAAAAAGCCTCTAAATCTCATGCAGCTCAAGTAAAAGTGCTAGAAAAAATAGTAGCACAAACAAAAAAGGCTAGAAATGCCAGCAAAAAAAAGAAGAGATCCTAAAGTAGGTACAGGTAAAAAACCAAAAGGCTCAGGTCGCCGCCTGTATACAGACGAAAACCCTAAAGACACCGTATCTATCAAATACGCAACAATACAAGATGCTAAAGATACAGTTGCAAAAGTAAAAAAAACAAGAAAACCGTTTGCTAGATTAATACAAATATTAACAGTAGGCGAACAAAGGTCTAAGTATGGCGGCAAACCAAGGCAAGCAGAGATATTTAGACGTGGCAAGGATGCTATTAGAAAAAAACACGGCAGAATTAAATAATGTATCCTGTTTACAATAAATTTTATTATAAGCCACTACCTGACTGCATAGAAGTTAAAAAAAGTTCCATAGAGGGCCATGGTTTATTTGCAATTGAAAATATAAATGCAGATTTTGATTTAGGTATGTCGCATATTAAAGTGCCAATAATAAATGGTTATGTAAGAACCTCTATAGGTGGTTTTTTAAATCACTCAGATGATGCTAATTGTTTTTTAACAGAAGAATTAGATTGGGATGATTATAGGGTATATAATGTTTTTACTGCTAGAAAGATTGAAAAAGGTGAGGAACTTACTTTAAACTATCATTTAGACGGATTAAATTATGGCGAAGAAAGCAAAGAGTGAAGGTAAAATATGTCCAGAGGGTAAAGCCTGGGCCAGAAGAACTTTTGATACATATCCTAGTGCTTATGCAAATATGGCTGCTTCAAAGTACTGCAAAGACCCAAATTATGCAAAAAAAGCTAAAGGCGGTAAACGAAAGGGTAGAAGATTTGGTGGGCCTATCAGAGGCCAAGGTATAGTTATGCCGGATAGATTAAGATAATGGGGCAGTTAAAAGAGTGGAGAGAACAAAATTGGGTGCGTATCGGTACAGACGGTTCAATTAAAGGACCCTGTGGTACTAGCAAAAATAAAAAAAATCCTGATCGTTGTTTGCCAGCTGCTAAAGCAAGAAGTTTATCTAAATCTGAAAGAGCAAAAACAGCTAGAAAAAAGAAAGCTGCTGGTGCTAAAGGAAAAACAGTTGTAGCAAATACAAAAAAAGCTAGAGTTTCATTAAAATCAGGAGGATCAAACATGTTAAAAAATCCAGAAAAAGCAGATTTAAATAAAGATAAAAAACTTTCTTCTTATGAGAGAACAAGAGGTTTAGCTATTGAAAAAGCTATGGCAAAGCAAAACCGTGCTAAACTTGATAGAGGTGGCTTTATAGCTAGAGGTTGTGGAGCTGTCAGACCTGATAAAAGAAAGGTTACAACCATAAGTTAGGAGATAATATGCCAAAGAAAAAAAGTGATGTAGACCCAAAATTACAAGCAAGACTTGACGCAAAAGTTAGACCAGATGTGCCAGTTTCAGATGATCGAATTATCTTAGATGCAAAAGGTAATGTCGTAAAACCAAAGAAAAAGGCAGCTGCAAAGAAAAAAACTAAGAAAACTACAAAGAAAAAGTGAGGAATTAAATGTTTAAGAGAACTAAAATGTACGCTATGGGTGGCGTAAAGGGAAGAAAATATGCTGCTAATGGCGGACCATTTAAAAATACAAAGTATATGTCAAATGGAGGTCCAGGTAACTCTAGAAAAAATACAAAGTATATGTCTAATGGAGGTCCAGGTAACTCTAGAAAAAATACAAAGTATATGTCTAATGGAGGTCCAGGCATGAAAAGATCTAAATATGCTTCTGGTATGGGCGCAAAAAAACAAACTAAATATAAAGCAAAAGGTGGCGCAAGATAATTAAGACATAAGGGGGAACTATGTCATATTTAATTTCCAACATACCGCAGTTTAAATGTTGGGTTCGTAGAGAATTTACTGCAAATCATCAGGATTATCACGGTGAATATCTGCATGCATTAGCATTCGCAGTCAACACTATTCCAGACAGATCATTATCATTTCAAGTTGTGTTTACAGGTTGTGAAACTGATTTTGAGGGCTATCCAGACGAAAACGTGCACGGTGGCGCTATGTGGGCAAGAATGCCGATAGAAGCACTCGTAGCTGATATAAAACTAGATGAATGGCCAAAAGCTATGGAAGATCATTTGGCACAACCTTGGGACTGTCTTAGCCATCATCATTCAGTCGTCGTTTTAGATAGGGTTAGCTCATCACCTTGGATTTGTAAAATTGGTGGTGAATTTTATACCGGTAGATATATGTTTACTGTTGATTATACAGAGCACAGTATTGCTGATGATCCTGCACAACATAAACAAAGTCATGTGCTATACTTAACGGACGCTGGTGAATATACTGGTAATTTTGTAGCTTTACCTAATAATAGAGTTAGAGCAACAAATCCAGCTTTATGGCGTACTGGAGAAGGTCCACCAGATTTTTCTCCAAGTCAATATATCCATTCGGCTGAAAAACATGAGAGTTATATGGATCCAGATATAACGTTTGATAATCTATATAACCAGGGAGATAGAGAATAATGGCGTTATCAGGTAGCACAAACTTTGAACCTAATATTACTGAGTTTATTGAAGAGGCTTATGAAAGATGCGGCCTTGAATTAAGAACAGGGTATGATTTAAAAAGTGGTATCAGATCAGCTAATTTAATGTTAGCAGAATGGGCTAACAGAGGTTTGAATCAGTGGACTATAGAACAAGCAACTCAGACGGTTACAGAAGGCACCAGTAGTTACTCACTTAATTCTAATATTATAGATGTTTTAGACGTTGTTCTACGTAGAACAGTCAATGATGTGCAAACAGATATAAGCATGAATAGGATTAGTAGATCAGAATATATCAACATCCCAAACAAAAACACCAAAGCAAGACCCTCCCAATTTTTTCTAGATAAATTAAGTACACCATCTTTAAAAATATGGCCTGCACCCGAAAACTCTACGGACATATTAGTATTTAATAAGCTTGTTAGAATGGATGATGCGGATGCGGCAACAAATACTATGGATATGCCATTTAGATTCTTCCCTTGCTTTGTAGCAGGATTAGCTTATTACATATCACAAAAAAGAGCACCACAACTGACTCCACAACTTAAATCTTTATACGAAGAAGAATTTAGGAGAGCAGCAGATCAAGATGAAGATAGAGCTTCATTTAAAGTAAGGCCAAGACTTAGAGTTCTTTGATGGCGTATGCAACTGGAAAATTTGCAAAAGCTTTATGTGATAGATGCGGATTTGAATATAAGTTATTAGAGCTAAGAGAAGAGTGGAATGGTTTAAAAACTTGTAAAAGTTGTTATGAGCCAAAACACCCACAATTAGAGCCATTAACGGCAACCGCTGATCCGGAGGCTCTATATAAGCCTAGACCTAATAATGATCATGAAGTTGGAGAAGGTTTTGTCGTAGTGGTCAATAATGATATTACTAGATACAATACTATGAACCCAGCTACTTTGGGCACCAACTTTAGTGTAAGTGAAATGACAGGAGGCCTAGGGACGGTTACAATACAAATATCATGACATTAGCAGAGTTAAAAACATTAATACAAAATTATACGGAAAATACTGAAACTACATTTGTAAACAGCTTAGATGATTTTATTAAAAATGCAGAAAATAGAATATTTGATTTGGTGCAGTTTGATTATTTTAGAAAAAACGTAACCGGATCACTAACAGCTGGTAATACGTATTTAACAACTCCAACAGATTATCAACTTAGTTTTTCATTAGCTGTTGTAGATAGTAACGGCGATTATCACTACTTAGATAAGAAACATCCATCTTTTATGCGTGAATACAGTGTAGACCCCACAGATTCAACGCTTCAAGGTCTGCCCAAGTATTACGCAGATTTTGATAAAGAGCTCTCTACAGCGTCTAATAATGGATCTACTATTATTGTTAGTCCAGTACCAGATGCTAATTACACAGTAGAGTTACATTATCTTTACAAACCAAATTCACTGGTTACTGATACAACAGGAACCTGGCTTTCTAATAATGCTAGGAATGCTTTGTTGTACGGTAGTTTAATTGAAGCTTATATATTTATGAAGGGGGAACAAGATCTTCTACAAGCTTATGAGCAAAGATTTGCTTCATCTGTTAACAGGTTGAAAAACAGAGCAGAAGCAAGAGGTAGAAGAGATGAATACCGATATGACTCTTTGAGGACTTCGGTATCGTAAAACATTATGGAAAAAATCGAGAGTCTGCAAGGGTCGACTGTAGCTATAGTCGGTATGGGGAAAAGTTGGTTTGATTATAATCTAGCTAAATCACACGGTACACATTTTGATGAAGTCTGGGCAATAAATGCCGTAGGCAGCGTAATTTATCACGATAGGGTATTTATGATGGATCCTGCGTCTAGATTTCTTGAATCAGATGATGCTGGTGGTCAAACAAGCAGTATGGTTGAAATGCTATTGAATCATGAAGGTCCTATCTACACTTGTGAATTAGACGATAGATGTCCTGGGTTGGTTGATTACCCTGTGCATGAAGTTGTAAGAGACACCAACTGTCATTATCTAAATAATACCGTTGCTTACGCTATAGCATTTGCATATTGGAACGAAGTAAAAAATATTAAAATGTTTGGAGTTGATTTTTCTTACAAGGGAAATTTGCATTTTGCAGAGGCAGGTAGAGGGTGTGTAGAGTTCTGGCTATCAAAATGTATTGATGCAGGTATGCAAATAGAAGTTGCAGCATCATCCACTTTATTAGATACCGACGTGCCAGCTCCACAAAAACTATATGGTTACCACAGATTAGCTGATCCCCTAGTTGTTATCGAAGATGAATCTGGCCTAAATGTAAAAAATATAAGTGAAATAGAAATAACTAAAAAAGAACAAAAACCTGTTTTAGTTGATAGAAATGACTCACATCTTAAACCTCCGGAGCCAAACAAATGGTAAAAAAATATATTCATGTAAACCAACACAAAATTAGATCTAATTTAAAAAACGGTACTAATGAACCCGTAATTACAGTAAAAGAGGGGAGAACTAATACTTATTGCCACGAAGTAAAAATTACAGGCGAGGCTACGGTAAAGTATGGCGGTAATGACAAGCCTTTATTGCCTTGTGGTGCAAGAGTGGTAATAGAAACTGAGGGTTTTGTAGAAATCGTAGAACCACAAAAATATATAAAAGCTTGTATAAATGAGTAAAATTACACCAGCTGGTATGCCTGAATTAGGTGTTATAGAGGCAAAGACAACAAGTTTTGGTGGTCATCCACCTGAATTTTGGGCAGCAAGATTAACAGAAAAAATAGTAAGTCACTCTGAAAATGAAGACCCACATATAAAAGAACAGGCAAGAGCTTACAAAGATGCTATATATCAGGTGTGTTTGATTTATATAAAAAATGCGTTAAAATCTTATAAAGCCTCTCTAATACAAGATTTGATAGGTGGTGGAGAGGAAGAATTAGCAAAAATTATTAGAGGAATTTGATATGGCTATAAGCTCTACATTAACCACAAGTTTCAAAAAAGAACTTCTTGAAGCTGTGCACAATTTTAAAAACTCTGGTGGTGATACCTTTAAATTAGCATTATATACAAGTTCAGCTACTTTAGGTGCTACAACTACAGCTTTTACCACTACAGGACAAGCAAGTGGCACAAACTACACTTCTGGCGGTAGTAATTTAACTAGAGTAGATCCTACATCTAGCGGTACTACTGGATTTACTGATTTTGCAGATTTAACATTTGGAACTGCAACCATAACCGCTAGAGGTTGTATGATTTACAACTCATCTGACAGCAATAAATCTGTTGCTACAATAGATTTTGGTGGTGATAAAACATCTACAGCTGGTGACTTCACAATAGTATTTCCAGCAGCAGCAGCAAGTACAGCGATTATCAGAATAGCTTAGCCTTATGGCTAATATAACTGGTTGGGGTCGAGGCACCTGGGGAGAAGGG